CAATCCCAGGCGTTTTCCAACGCAGTCGGCGACTGAGCGTCCTGTTCCGAGTGCGGGTCGTCCACGATGAACAGATCGGCGCCGCGGCCGGCGATGTTACCGCCCACACCGGCAGCGTAGTATTCCCCGCCCTCGTCCGTCTCCCAACGGTACGCGGCCTTCGAATCAGACCTAAGCCGCGCGTCTGGGAAGACCCGCTTGTAGTCCTCCGTCTCCATCAGGTTCTTCACCTTGCGGCCGAATCGGATCGACAGATCCGCGGTATGCGTTGCCTGCATGATCTTCCTGTCAGGCATGCGTCCAATGAACCACGCCGGAAACAGGTACGAAGCAAACTCTGACTTCGTATGGCGTGGCGGCATGTTGATAATCAGTCTTTTAAGCTCTCCACGAGCAACCGCTTCAAGTTTCTCTGCCACAATCTTATGATGACGGCCGGCGATAAAGTTCGGCCAGATGAAGCGCACAAAATCAAGGAAGTGATCGCGTGCTCCCTCGACCTGAGTGAGCTGGGCAGCTCGCTTTTGCAGAGCGAGGTATTGTCGGAGGGTCTCATCGGAGACAGTTGTCGGCAATGCCATCAGCGTTTTCTACCCGGCAACATACTAAAGTCCGCCTGCTTGGGCAGAGTTGATTGGTAATAGTCCGTGATTGCCGAGATCATCCGCTGGCGTTCTCTTCTCGATGGTCCTTGGTCCAAGTTCATCCGCTCACGGGCCAAGGCCAACTCCTCCGCATTCAACGCGGCGATTCCTTCAGCATCCTCCGCAAGCGGCTGACCCAAAGCGTTAGCAAACCGACCGACATATTGCGGCACCGACGTACCAGTAACATCGGACGCATTGCCGGCACGATCCATGGGCCGACCAGAAAACCACATGCTGGCCGCGTCATACGGGTTACCGTACTGCTCGACATACTGTCCAAACTTCGCCGCCGCCACGGCGTCCTGTGCCTCACGACTGCGCAGGAACTGATCAGGGGTCATCTCTTGGCCGAGGACCTCTTTCGTCCAAACAGGGATATTGAAGTCCATGACCTGATAGCGGCCATACGCCTGATTACCCTTCTCGGTCCTTGGACCAAGGGCCGAGTAGTTATTACCGCTCTCAATCGTACCAAGAGCATTCAGATATCGCGTAAGCTCGGCCAAAAGAAGTATCTCCTCAATCCCGCTACAATTTGCTATAACGCAGCGGCATTACATGGGGATCTGGGTTTGGCGGACGGACCACAACCAGACAAGTATGACATTGCCAGATTCTTTTCCAAGGTCAATGTGCGACCGTCAATGGAAGATTGCTGGGAATGGAAAGGGGCCATGGGCCGTGGGCACATGGGCTATGGATCATTTTCCGTCGGATCCACCAGTCTCTCCGCTCATCGCTTTTGCTACGAATACTTTCATGGCCGGATCCCGGAAGGGCTCGTAGTTCGTCACCGCTGCGATAATCCGCTCTGCGTGAACCCTTGGCATCTGGAGACGGGCACCCATCAAGACAACATGCTGGACCGGGTCATCAGGAACAGAAGTAGTCGTGGGTCTAAAAATGGTAGCGCAAAGCTGACGGAAGATCAGGTGCTCGACATATTCTACGATGACCGCCTGCCGACAAAGATCGCCGAAAGCTATGGGATCGACCATACCACCGTCCGCAATATCAAGCAGGGAAAAAATTGGACCCACCTCACCGGAGCGAAGCGGGTCCAAAGGAAGTAACCAGCCGATGGGGAGGGTGCCAGTTACCTTCCGCCCGAGGGGAGAGTTCAGGCGGGGATGCAAGTGGAAGTGAAGGCGTTACCAAGGACAATGTGCCATGGTCCTTGGACCAAGGTCAAGGCCACCCCTTGACCGAGTAGAACACGCGGAAGATCGCCAGCATCAGGCACGCGGCCGCGCCGGCAAGGAACAAGAAGACACTAAGGGCGAGAGCTAGTTCCATCTTACTTTATGGGGCCGCCCTTTAACCATGCGTCACACGTACGGTCGCCGGCACATTTGAAATGAAACAGTTGGCAGTAGCCAAGGTTCGCCGCAGCAGAGACAGCTTCTGCCGCGGTGGCCTCAGCTTTCTTCACGGCCGGCGGTTCGTCTTCGTCTTGCATGCCGCTGGCGATACAGGCGAGCATGTTTTTGGTTTGGACAAAGGCTGCGCAGTTCCCACAACGAGCTGTCTTGGCTTCTTCAACAGAGACGCCCCAGAGCTTCGCGAGCCGGTTCCAGAATTTTGGATTTGCTTCGTTTGGGTTGAGCGGGCCATAGCCATAGTCTTCAATCGCATGGTTGCGGTTAGCTAGATTGATGTGAACATCCAGCGTGGCCGGGGGACAAGACTTAGTATCCCGAAATGCCTGCTTGATTGCTGTACCGAGAACAGGGCTCTTGGCCATTTGTACTTTCCGCTTGGTCCGGGATCCTTGGGATTTTTTATATCATACGGGGGTAGGGGATCCTAGACCCTCTTTGTAGATTACGTTAGGGAAACCATAATTCTCAAAGTTGCTCACATTCCGGGAAAAATCGGATTTTCAGGGCAACTGGCGACTGGCCGGCGTCGATTAGGGGGAATCGGTTCTCTCTGACGTTTCTGGAATCCGTTTCGGTTTTCGGCAAAGGGACCCATGCGGTTGACCGGCTTGTCATTATATATAGGCCTTGGACCATGACCCATAATGGGCCAATCGCTTGATATTAGCTATTGTGAATTGTCAATTTTAGTTTTACGGTCGCGGCGTTGTCGGGGTGCTATGCCCTGACCGTTTCCAAAAGAGAGAAGGAAAACAAATGACCGACAATATGACACTGGACCAGATGGTCGATGCGCTTGGCAAGCTTAAGGCGAAGATTGCAATCCTGACGGATCAAGAGCGCGACCTAAAAACTAAGCTTTCGGCTTCGGGTTTGAAGGACATCCATGGCAAGCTTTTTTCGTGCTCAATTAGCTATGACATCGAAACCATGCGTTTCGACTCTGACAAAGTGAAGGCCTTGCTATCTCCCGCGCAAATCATTGCCGTGACGAAAATCACGAAAAGCACGCGCGTCTCGATTAACCCGCGCAAACGCGCGACAGGTATCAAGTGAGAGGAGAGAAAATTATGCAAAACTATAAAGCCGAGTTTTTGCCGCAAGCGTGGATCAACAGCCTTGCCGTTGAATGTGATGCTGAAGGACCGCGCGTATGGGACATAGGTCCTCTATCCTACCATGAGCGGGAAACTTTAGACATCGACTCTGAGACGCGGGACGCGTTGCGATTCCATCCAAACGCACCGCAATGGGTGAGGGATTGGAACGGTCCCTTTGAAGTCTATCTTTTTGCTGAGGGAGAATAAGATCATGGAACACCGTCCATTGTGGCTCATTGCACGGGACATCCGTGCAGACTGGAAGAAACCCTACTTTGGGGCAATCCCATACCTTGACGCGTTGCAGCACTTGGTCTCGATTGACGGCCGATACTATCAGGACAGCGCAAAGTCTATCGTTGCCTATTTTCTCGCAAACGCGGGGACATGGCGAGGCGAAAACGCCAAACGGATCAAGGCTGAATTAAAAGGCCTGTTGAAATCATGACCGAGCGTTTGTTCCTGAACCATTACGAGTGCAACGAATGCGATACCGCATGGTCGGATGTGTGGACCTGTGCGTGCAATGACCGTTGCCCCACATGCAACACGGAAACCGAGCCGAGCGAATCGCTTGAATCAAAAGCTTGGGACGAAGATTGAGTTGACAATTCAAACGGGACCGGGGCATTGTGCCCCGGTCTTTTTGTTTCCAGAGCGAAGGAGCAAGCACAATGATCAGCACAGCAGCAGACATGCGTAAGGCCTTGAAAGGCTCAAGCCCACGCTTCACAGGCGTTATTCTATACGAAGGCCGCAGCGCAATAGACGGTGGCCCTATCGTCGTGATCGCAAACCGGATCGCGCATGCATCCGGTAATGAGAAAACGGGCGCAATGGTCCAGACGTTCATTATCCGTCAAGACGTGCGCCCCTTGGAAGCTTTAGCAACGGGTCTCGACAAGTCTATCTGTGGCGGGTGCATCCATCGGCCAGCCAATGGCGGCACATGCTATGTGAACGTCGGGCGATCCGTCGAATCCGTTTATGGGGCCTATACGCGCGGCAGATACGCGCGACCCGGTAAAGATTATGACGCATCTATCCTGCCCGACCTATTTGAAGGATCGGTTTTTCGCCTTGGCACATATGGCGATCCGGCGGCTGCGCCTTTCCGGATTTGGGCCAATGCCACAGCAAAAGTCAAAGCACGTACAGGCTATACGCACCAATGGAAACGCAAGGCCTTTGAGGCTTTCAAATCCATATGCATGGCGTCCGTGGATTCGCCGCGTGATCTGGCGCTGGCGCGCGCCATGGGCTGGCGAAGCTTTCGAGTCAGGGCCAAGGACGCCGCGACGATTGAAGGCGAAGTGATTTGCCCCGCATCAAAAGAAGCCGGACAGAAAACCACCTGCGAAGCTTGCAAGGCGTGCGGCGGGCTATCGGCCAAAGCACGGGCGGACATTGTGATCATGGCCCATGGTCCAACGGGCGGGCGGTTCACCTAAAGCTTGCGAATCAGGCAAGGCCTAGCTAGTCTGGGCCCCATCGAAACATAGGACGCGACACCGCCAGGCTTACACCAGGCGACTCGGCCCCTAGCCTTTCGATTCTCTACTGTTCCAACTATCCCCCGCCGGCGAATCCGTCGAGCGGGGTTCTTTTTTGCCGGCCGGCGGATCTATCGGCCAAGCGGATCTGTCGAATCTGCCGAGGCCGGCGGATCTATCGAATCTGTCGGATCTATCGGGCGAACCTGTCGAATCTGGCGAGATGCGAACAAATCAAGGGCCGTGGTCCACGGTCCATCGTACTTTAGTATCAGATCAGGGACCGTCGAACCTGTCGAATCTACCGAGAGCTGACTGGTTTTGGACCCCGAATAAATATAGAGGGCCTCTGCCCGAGGGTGGCTGACCAAGTTCCACACATTCCCGATAATGCATGAACGCCTTGTGATATATGCAATTTGTGCGGGTCTCCACAGGCCTTCCGTCTTAAACGTCTTTAAGCGGCAGACCTTTAGTTCGCACCAGATCTCAAAGGCCCCGCCATCGCCATTAGGAGGCCACTGGAAGGCTCCGTTAACATCTG